GTATACCTTTAAACACAGCCAAACTAGCATCGTGACTGTTTGCTACTATACCCCAACGTGTTTTATAATCGTTTATCATGATATACCCTTATACTTTTTCCAAAACGAGTGTAGTACATAAAACCATACGCCGTTAATGATAGGTTCAACAACAGCATCAACAGCCGCTAATTCAAAAGAAGCACCTGTAATTACATTATTGCTAATCATTGCAATAACAATATGTCCAAGTGTATAGATAACAGCAAGTGTAAAACTACTACCACCTATAAGTCTTTTTAGTAAATTAAAAATACCTTCTTTAAATTCTGTCATAAACATCTACTTGTATATAAAAGGATCCTTCTCCTGTAATTTTTTAAGTTTCTTTTTTAATGCTCTCTTTGATTGCCATGTCACGTACCAAAGTTTAATTTTTATCCAATAGTGTTTCATAAGTTTTCCTCGATATATTTTACGAGCAAACGACTATAATCACCGTGTGCTTTTTCTACAGGATGATGTAAAGCCATTCTATTATAATTGTTTGTTGTTGCCCATTCGTTAAAACTTTCGCCGGTTGGGTCGTAATAGTTAACAGTATCATACACATCACTACGTACTTCACAAGGATGTATATTATTATGAAACAAAAAGTTGCCTACATTGTTTTGTAAGTAGTTTCTTAACAATAAAATGTTTGTATACCACTTTTCGTATTCAAGTTCATAGTCCCACATATACTTACCAAAAAAGTTTCTTGCTTGCCAGTAAGTGTCAATAAAAATTTCACCATCACCTTTTGTCTTATTAGGAGTCACATTAGGGTTAATAAACAGTGTATCAAAGTGATTCATTTCAGCACACACTATATCAGATGTAAATTCTAATTTAAGATCTTGATCGTGCTGTACACTGTCTTTGATAGATCTAATACTAATTTCTCCTCTATTAATACTACTCCAACCTACTATAACAAAATAGTTTTTTAAATCTTCTCCTGCACGTTTAAATTCTTCTAAATCTTGAACACAACGTCTAGCAATCCATTCATTGTTTGCACCCGGCAATGCTCTATTAATACATTCGTCGTAGTTTAATTTGTTAGCAACGTACATAGGATAAGCATGGCGTTTGTTTGCTTCTGACATATCGCTGTCAGCAATACATTCGGCACCTGCTGTTAAACTGTCTCCTATTGCATATATTTTTTTCATAGACAGTGTTCCTTTATGTATGGCAATATTAGGTTTTTAAATTCTGTATGCACTTGCTTGTTAAAGTGTCCTTCGCGACGCATACCATAGTTGTGATGTTGTTTTGCCCATTGACTAAAACTAAACGTATCGAACTTATAGTAATGTTCGTCAAATGCTTTATCTATTAAAATGTTAGGTCTAATTTTAAGTCCTCTGTTCCATTCATGAACGTTATTATGCATAAAGTATTTGATGTTATTTGATTCACAAAAGTTCTTTACAAGCATTATATAACCAAACCATTTTTCGTGTTCTAGGTCTTCGTCCCAAAGAAACTGAGCACAAAACATTTGTGCATCGTCACCAAAATTACAAACTAGTTCACCGTTGCCGTCTTTCATCCATTTAGTAGTATTCGGGTTAACAAAGTTGGTTCCAAACATTTCAATTTCAGTTGATAGCATACCAAGTGGAGGCCATGCTCCAATCTTTTTTAAATTTTTAATTTCTTCTTTTGCTGTAATTTCTAATCTGTTAATACCACTCCAACCTACTATAACAAATACTTTAGAAAGATCTTGTCCTTCCTGTTGAAGTTTCATTAAATCTAATACAGTTGTACGTGCAATCCATTCATTAGGCGCACCAGGCAATGCACTGTTCATATTATTTGCAATACCTAGATCATCTGTAATTTGCATTGGATAAGCATGGTATTTGTTTTCTTCGCTAACGTTAGCATCACCTAAAATTTCCATTCCGTGTGTAAAACTATCACCACAAGCATAAACTAAATCAAACATTTTTTCACCTATAATTAAACGTTATTACAAACCTATATCCAGGCTGTCTTGGACTGCTACTGCTATGATATTGTAGTCCGTTAAATGTAATTAGCGTATTTTCTTGTGGCTTAACAGTGTTTTGAACTGTGTAGTTTTTAGCCGTTGTAGGGTAAAACTCGTTGTAAAACACAGTTGGAGCATCGCTATTGTTTACGTAAAATAAACTAGTTGTATGTTCAGTTTCAAAGTCAACGTGCGGAGAATGATATTCATTTTCTTTTTGTCCTGAATAAAATATAAATCCTACACGACAACGTATAAGTTGCTTATTATTTAAATGTTCTAAAATAGGATTTAACAAATATGCTAGACTTGGATTTTCTAATTTATTATCGTCAAACACAGTTGTACTAAACCCATATTCCATATTTCCGCTTCCGTAAGCAACGTTATGATTAAACGTCCACGGAATAAGATTGCTAGTTAAATTTTGTTGTAGCAATAACAGATCTGTTTTTTCTAGTACGTTTTCCTTAATATCAATCATTGAAATATGTCTTTGCTACTACTTCTATTTTAAGTTTATTTGTTTCAATACTGTTTATAATTTGTTTTAGTGTATATATTCTACCATACTTTCTAACAGCATCATTAACATCTTTTATGTCTTTATCCCACGGCGGAAAACTAACACACCAACCATAGTGCAATGCACTTTCTACAAGATCCTGTCCTGCTTTATCTCTATCAGGAACAACAACTACTTGCCGTTGTAAACTGTTAATTAACATTGCTTGTTGATCGCTGATGTCATTACGTAGTACAGCAACACCGTCAATTGAAATAGCATCAATTGGTCCTTCAACAACAAAACAATAACGTCTATAATAGTTTTGTCTATCTAAATTAAAAACATACCCCGGTTGGCTATCTGTAATATATTTGGGGGAGCCGTCTCCTATCTTTCGAGCAGTGTATCCGACTATGTCCCCTTGATAATAGAATGGTATAATCAGCCTTGACTTATATGAACCCTCTGGAGTCCACATAAAATCATAATCATCTACCATCAGGCCTCTGCCTAAAATATATTCAACGGCTCCTATGAATTCTGATTCTAAGTCTTCAGGTTTAACATCATCTCGTCTTAACCTGTCTGCTATTAGACTAGCCCCTGACGCAAGTTTCTTAGTTTCAAATGTTGGTGTAATAATTACGTGTTCATCATTTGAATTCTCTTTTAATTTTAAAGCCTCAAGACTGATTCTTGTAATCTCAGAATCTGGCATACCTAACCATCCTAATAGTTTACGCATCTTATAAGATATGTTTCTACCAGGAACATAACTGGTTGTATACCCGCAGTTAAAGCAATGATAACTTATAGTACCATCACCATTAAACATCATACCACCACGCTTACGCTTGTCTGCACCTTCGCCATTGTGTATACAGCAAGGTGCATCAAAAGAAATCCACCCACTAGGAGTTTGTTTTCTTTTCGAAGGTAATGCGGCGGTGACACTAGATTGAATCGAATTCATACTAGTATTTTACGATCTTACGAGGACTTTGTCAAGTGTTCCGGTGTTCGAAATGGAAGGAATATGTTTAATTCTTAGCCAACTATATACTCCATTTACATTTATATAATTGGTTTCTGTAGAATTAGATAGTGCTACACTTTTAACTTCAACCCAATCTGTTCCATTACTAGGTTGTACATCAAGTGTTGCTTCAACGTATAAAGTTCCGTCATATCCAGTAGTTTCATATTGGATAGTATGCAATGGGTTTGCTCTTTTAAATCTTGCATTTGCATCAATATGACTGCTTGTGTATGTTGTTATATTTGTATCATAATCTGTAATACCACTAAACGTTGTAATACTATCGCTTTCAGTGTGCGTAGTAAAGCAGTTGTCTACAATAGCAATTCTACCACAAGCATCATGATATGTGTTCGTATATGTAGGTTTCTGAACATTATTTACTGTACGTTTGATAGAAAATCTATAAGTTTGTGATACTAGATCAACAGTATCGCTTTCGCTTAAATCTATTGTAATAACACCTTTAGTAGAACGTGTACTTCCGTCATCGACAACAGTCATCGACTTATTTAAAAACGTTGATCCTGTTTCCTTGTCTAGCAACATAAATGTGAATGTGTTTCCTGAACTAATGTCAATAGGTTTTTGGTCTTGATTTTTGACCGTAAATTTAAGGGTATTTGACACCCCCTTAAACACTTTTAAATCGCTTTGATACATAGGTGCATATCCTTGTTCTACTCCGGAGTCCAAATCACTGTAAATGGTACTACCGGTTTCATAAATATATATTGGTACTTTGAGCATATCATTGTGTCATCCTACTTGTATTTATATGAAAGACTATGGCAATTAGAAACGAAGAATTAGAACAATCAATACCGTTTATTAGCGGTATCAAACACGCAAACAACGAGTACGTTGGGATCATTATTAATCAAGATCACAGCGTCACAAGTATTTACGATCTTGCGAATTGCACTGACGAAGAAAAAACATTAATCTTACAGTGCGGTGAAGTATGGTGGTGGGAATCAAACAGAAAACTTCCTATTAACATTTTCCTTAAAAGAGAAATGCAGTTGTTCAAACACATGATTAAAAGTTTCAATACAAAAGATGTTGAGATACTTTTTGGTCCTGTTGTTAGATTACACGATATTGCACAAAAACGTGTTAAACGCAAAAGCATTCAACTAGTTCGTAAATTAAAGTAATTAGTTAAACTTTTCGTGTAGGTTAGCACAGTCTACACACAGTTCCACTCCCGGTACTACTTTTCTTCTTGCTTCAGGAATTTCATTTCCACACTCAATACATTCTTCTAAACTTGGTTTAGATTGCTTTTCACTCATCATATCTCTATGCTTTCGTAATGCGGCTTCGTTTTCAAATAGTGCGGCAACTTGTGCTACTTCTGCCTCTTCTTCGTTATTGTATTCAAAAATAAAATGTTCTTCGTTGTTATTATTCATATAGTTCTTCGCAAATTAAATTCATATGTACCACAATCGCATGAGCATATGCTACTGCGTGTGCTTTTTTAAAATAATAGGATCCGTCTTCAGGTTTCGTCCAAACGTTCTTCATCACCGTATCCCACGGTTGTCCAAGCAAACTCCTCTTCGCGGGACGTATAATCGCTAGTACCGCCGCCAGTTGCTCTATGCTCGTTGGTTTCATTTCTTTTAGAATGTCGCTGTGTTCTGCGACGTGAAATAAGTTGTTGCTGAAGTCTGGCTCGGTAAGTAATTCCCATAACGGTTCCTTTTGTAATAGTGTATTTAAATGATTTTCGTCTTTTACTTTCTCATAGATATGAACATTTAACATATCTATTTTAAAATATCCTCTTTCGTCTGCTTCTTTGTGATCGATAGTACAGATATCTGTAAAAGGATTGACAGGTGCATTATGAAAATAAATTCCTGTGTTGTGCTTTTTAAGAGTTCCTTTTTCTATTCGCGAGGCCTTAATGTGCTTGAAATTTTCTAGCACTTTTTCACGATCAAAAAAATCTAAATCAACATCAGGCAATGTTTGCTTCCTTTATTATTTCTTTTACTAGTTTAACATCATCTTTGTTATTTGTAAAGTGTTTTTTCCAATATATAATATCTAAAACAGGTTCAATAATATTCAAGTGTTCGTCGTTAAAACTTTCTAAAAGTTGAACACCTTCTGCAGAATTTAATAACATCCATGGACTAATACGACCATATCTAATATCATTAACTGCTCTATTATGATTTACATATTTGAAATAATCGTTATATGGTGCTTGGTTTTTATCTCCCCAATCCATCATAGTTTCTAACGAACGTTTAACTGCACCCTCTACAGGTTCTACTTTGATCATCTCAAATAGATATGTGTCATACAATTCATCACGACACCAATGATCTAATTTAACTCCGCTTTTAATTACAAAGTCAATAAATTTCTCTGGGTATATACAACTTACGTTTGTCACAAAACTACCAAATTTAACAAACGCATTATAGTAAGAACTTTTACAAAATTCTTCGTATGTTTTAGGTTTACTCTTTTGTACAGTTTGATAGAACTTATTAAATGTTAAAAAGCCAACTTGTACACGCTTTTCATCTTTTTGCAAATGTCGTCTCTTTGGTTCGCACAAGTGAGCAACAAGGGTCTTTTCTTTTTGAAACCCTTTGCCACAATGTACACACTCAAAGTCACGTTTATTCATTTGGATCACGTTCTTCCATATATTCTTTTTGTTCGCTTTTTGACATAATAGTTGATAAGGCTGTTGCATCGTCTACCTTCATATTAGGATTTTTATCTAGTACGTATTGTTCAAATTTATTCTTTGCTTGTTTCTTTGGAGCCGCAACATACTGATGGAAAAAGTTTTCATAAGCACCACACATTGCCATTAGTTTCCATAGCAGTCCTTTGTGATTTTTGCTTAATGTCCAATGATGCTTATTGACAAATTCGTTTGTCATTTCTAAATAATGTTCTTGGAAAAACTGATCGCCTTTTACATTGCTTACATAACGCATTGCAATAAACGGTGCAAATAACTTTTTATCGTCATCACTAAGTTTATTATACCAGTCTTTGTCTCTACGATCAACTGCTCGTAGCATTGCTTTTAAATCAAGAAACTTTTTCTTTTCAGCCATGCTTTACTCCTACAATATTCATACTCATTACAATTCTATTTTCACTTACAGTGTTTTCCTGTACTCTATGTGATAACCAAGCAGGAAATAATAATATATCGTTAGTATTACATTTTACTTCCTGCCAGAAGTCTTGTCTACTGAAATCTGCATGACTTCTTGGCATATATGTCCAACTTGAATGCAATGGATTTCTAAATTCAATATTTCCACTGTTTTGGGGTTTTTCTAAGTAGATACTTGCCGCCATATGTGCAGGACTATGATCGTGTTCAATTACGTATCCACCTTTATTAGTTATATTTGTCCAACTGTTCATTACTTCTAACGGAATATCTTGCATATCCCATTCTTTCCAAACTGATTCTACAACTGGTTGAAGCCATACCATAAAGTCGTGTAGTTCTTCCCACATATGTGGATCTTGGTCGTTATGATTAGCGTTTGTTTTTCCACCACCACGCATACTACCTGCATCTGATGGCATAAGCATTGTTTGTTTAGTAGCACGAACAACCGCAGATGAGAAATCTCCTGGATAAGTTGCTTTCCATACTAGCGTTGGTGTTGTGCTAATTGGTTGAATCATTTTCTTTACTCAAATCATAAACTGTTTTAATTTGTTTGAACATTTTTTGCAATGTTCTATTACCTTCGTTTGCCATTTCTTGCATTTCAATAAATTCGTAATTATCAATATGCCATTCAGGACAATGTGGTTCGCAAACAAGTACACGAGTCCCGGTATCAGTGTCACGTTCATAAACAGTTTCACCACCATCCGGAGACTCGTATATCTTGACCATATTATCCTTGTTCTTTATCTGCTAACTTGCCCTTAAGGTAGTTAAGTAGAACACCGTATGCTGGTAAGAAAATAATCAAACCAACTACAATTTTAAGAACAACTTGTGAGCCTGCAATTTCAACCCAATGTGTTGCCATATATTCATCAGCACTGTTATTAAATGCAACAGCGAAGAATGTATACGTGTCAATTACGTTAGCAACAATAGTTGATAATGCCGGTGCCGCCCACCATGCTTTTGTATATGCTTCTCTGATATATTGAAAAACATAAACGTCTAAAAATGTACCAATAGCATAAGCAGTTGCTGATGCAAAGCCAATACGTAGTGCTACACTTTCAGGTGCACCTTCAGCAAGTACTACTGCAATAGATCCAATAATGGCTAAAGGATATGCCGCCGCAATAGTTGCTCGTGCAATTGATTTACCTAACAATCTAACTGTTAAGTCAGTTGCTAAGATTACTAACGGGAACGTAAATGCCGCCCAAGTTAGTTTAACGCCTGCGATCTCAACTGGAATGTTGACTAGGGCGTTTGAGATTGTGATAACAACAACATGAAGAAATGCTAATTTCAACATCATTGCTTTATCAACGTCTTTAAAAAGTCCAAACATATTACTTCTTTCCTTTTACTATGGAGCCGACTGTTCGACGAACAATATCGTCATGATTAAATTCTGCCCAGTATAGTTCAAAAGCGACTCCATCTTCCAAACCTTCAAACTGGTGAATTTTGCCGGGTTTCACTTGCGTGAACTCCCCTGGACCAAGTATAGTTTCATCAACTAATCCATCTTGGTCATCCTGCCAAACACGGACAATCATCTTGCCCGATTCAACAAAGAATCCGTTCCATTTATATTTGTGTTCATGTTCTGAACATTTATACCCTGCCTTATATTCAATGCGATGAAACTCTAGTACACCATTTGCATGAATAAGTTCTGTTTGTCCCCATATCTTACCTGCCTTCATAGTCATTACCCTTTCTCCTTCTGTAATCGTAGACGTTCTTTAAAGTTATTAATTCTCCATCCTTTGTAGTTGTCTAGGCGATGAAGTTCCTCTGTTGTAATTAAATGATGATTAATTTTAATAGGTCTATTGCTTAAAGGAATTAGTTGAGCAACAGGTTCTCCTGGTTTAATTGATAATCTACTTCCTTGCGGTAAAAAGAAATTAAACTCAGCAACGTGTGTATATTTAAAATCAATTGTTCCAGGACTTGACCAATGACTTAAAGGATTTGATTGATGCCATGTTGGTTGTGTCCACAGCCATTCAATACTCTCGCTTGTTTTAATTCTCCAAGGTAGCGGAAACTTAATATGATGAAAACCTGGTTTGTGATCAGCATAGTCATCAGATGTATGACTGCTAGGTTGTTTGAATTTTTCAGGTAAGACATCAAAAGCAATTTTTCCGTCCATAAATCTTTGAACAACAAAACTTGCTGGACTAGGCATAATAATACCTTGTTTCATATAACCAATAATTGCTGGACAGGTTTTCATACCTGCAACATCTAGGTCCTGTACATGAACGTGTGGGTGATTGTCTTCTCTACTAGTAGGAAGTTTTTTCCACCACTCAGGAATAAACTTTTTTGATAAGTCTGGTTTAAACAAATCAAAAGAATGTTGATCGTCAGTATAAAAATCTACTGTTATTGGTTTTTTAAAAAACATATTAAAACAATAAACTGTAATCCAATGTTTCGCAAGACCTTGAAACTTCTTTTACAAAGAAAACACATTCAGGATTTTCTCCGTCATGTAAAGGCGTAGTTAGTAGTTGTCCTGCTTTAAGTTTAGGAAAATACCATTTTACATCTTGATAAACATTAACAACGTCTACTGGTGTAAAGTCTGGTCTAAAGCCTGTTAACGGATTAAAAGTATATGCTTCAAACCCTCTATCATTTAAACTTGTTAAAGGCAATACTTCTAAATCATTTCCTTCACTGCCACCAATTAGCATTGACCATTCTAACGGCATTTGTACTTGATGTTTACCTATTTGTAAAACAACTGCTGGCGATGAAAAACTTTCTAAATAGATCAACGGCATAAAGAAATAGTCTGGTTCTTTAGGATCACTGTTGTCTAAGACACTGTACCTAATATCTTCATTTATTTCTTTAGGAAGATTATTTAGATTAAACATTTTATTTTCTAGTGTTAGTATATTCATTTAATCAATTTCAATCCTTTCTATTGTAAAGGGGTAATTAGCCTCTTTATAAAACTTTTTACGTTGTGTAAGATGTCGTTTGGCATACTTACATCTGCTTGTAATGTCCCAAATTTGGACATGGTCTTTGTCCTCAGCCTTTCTAATTCCGCGGCCAATTGACTGAATAACACGTACAAAAGACTTACCAGGCTCAATAAGAATAAGGTTAAAAATGCGAGGAATATTAATGCCAACTGCGGCAACACCGTAAGTTGCAATAATAACTTTTTTATCAGCAGTTTTAACTTCATCATAATGTTCTTTCCTTGTGTCTGCTTTTGTTTCTCCACTAATGAAGACACTGTCATTAATATATGATTGTAGCATATTACCTGCAGAAAGTCTATCAACAAGTACCAAAGTATTGCCATTTTCGCTTATTTTGGCAATTAATTTTGAAACCCATTCCATTCTTTTTTCGTTTGTTGTTAAATATTTTAATTCTTCTTGGTATGATCTAAACTCTTGTACATCTTCAGTTTGAATAATGTTTACATCACATTGTGCAAGTACACCCTTTGCTTGTAGATCACTTGCACTAATGTTATTAATAACATCACCTAAACTTGCTCTAATGCCTTGAAACTCAAATTGCTCTTTAGGTATAGTACCTGTTAGTCCCCAGCGAATAGGAACGTGTGCAAAGTTTTGTGTAAGCAAGTTTTTAAGTACATCTGCTTTTGCTTGGTGTACTTCGTCAACAATAATACAACGAACATCTTCCATTGCTTCTTGGAAAGTCACTGCCGCTTCGTGATTCTTAGTTTTCTTGCTAAGAATGTTTAAACTTTGCCAAGTACAAATTGTATGAGTGTGACCCAACTCTTTTCTATCACCAAAGTACACACCTACGTCTAGGCCGCAATTGACATAGTCTTCTTCTGTCTGCGTCACCAACGATTTGTTAGGAACAATAACTAGGCTACGCCCATATGGTTCACATAAACGCGAAAGTGTAGCAGTGATAATAGTTTTACCTGCACCAGTTGCAACTTCTTGTAGTGCTTGTGGATTAGATAAAAAGTTATTAATAACTTCAAGTTGGTAGTCACGTAAACGAATAGGTTGTCCTTCTGCAGGATGTCCTTTAGGCCAACAAGTGTCACCCCAAAACTCTTCATCAATTGTTGCAAAGTTAAGTTGTGTTGGTTCACGCAAATCTTCTACTTCTACATATACTCCTTTGCTATCTAGTTCAACAAGAACTTCTTCAAGCATACTAATATATGTTGTACCACCTAGTCCAAAGAAACTTACAGTACCGTCCCATCGTCCTAGTTTATATGCAGGCAAATATCTTGCATACGGAATCTCATATTTAAATTTGTTTACAAGATGTTTACGCATTTGAAGATCAAGACCTTCAAACTTTACGTTTACTTCATCTTTAATAATAAGTTTACAAGATGCCACTATTGGTATCCCCTTTGTGTGTAAAATTTACAACTAACGGCTTGTTAGCAATATACGATTGTGTTTTATAATGACTTGGTTCCACAGGCAAATCAACTAAAACTAAATTTGGTTTTATATCATTTTTAACAAATGTTTTAGGAATCTTTTCATTTGTAATTAGTATTTTATTTGTAGGATCAAACAAATTAACACCCTTTTCTTTTATAAACGTGTTTGCTTCGTTGTCTTTTTTGTATCTAAAACACACAGATGTTTTGTTAGTTAAATTATGTAGTTCAAACATATTGATCCACTCATACAAACTATCAACATCAGTTGAACTAACAAGAATAACAGTTTGCTTACTTGCTTTGATAATGTTCATCAAGTCTGAACGTTTATGAACTTTTTTGTTAACAATATATTTGTTTTTATGATCTAACAATATTTTGTTAAGTGGATGGTTTTTTAATTGTACTGCAACGGCATCATCATAAACATAACAACCTAGCATTTTACTAAACATAATTGCTTGAGCAGGATCTGTAATACTTGCTAGTTCTGAAGCATACGGTTCAGGTATATTAACATTTTTAACAATAAATTTATTATCATGCGTAAGAACAGGATAATAGTCTAATCCGTCGTGCTTAATTTGTTTTGTTTTATCTTCAATTTTTTTAAGTTGAGGATCAATGTCAAACCCCTTACCTTTTGTAGCATTTAATAAAAACTGCACGTTTGTTTCATTAAGTTGAAACGACCACGATTTGTTTTCACCGTCATATACTCCTGCGGTATAACTAGGCTTCTTTCTTTTCTTAAATTTGTTAACTAGGTCAGCAATGAATGGACTTTTACAAACAATATACTCTCCATCAATGTGTAGTGTTTTTGTTTTATCAATAACTCTAAATGGTTTTGAAAAAGGTTTCTTTGTAAGTAATTCGTCTGTATCAAACCCATATTTTTTAAGAATTGGTTGATAATTTTTTACAAGTCTAACACCAATAGTTCCTTGTTTCTCAGTCAACGCAAGACCTCTTTCAAGTTGTTCAGAAAGACTTTTTACAATAGGCAAGTCGTATTGATTAATTGCTATTGTTGTTATTTCCCAAGAGTTAGTGTATCCAATACCACGTCCTCCAAGAAACATGATTGCGTCGTCGATTGTGTTAGTTGCCCCTTCGGGTAATGTGGAATTCACCATGACTATGTCACCAATGTTTATTAATTATATATCTTATATTATAACAGATTCCTATGAAAAGTCAACCAATTTTGGCATTAATCTTTCCAAAGGTTTTCCAGTTGCTATTTCTTCAACTGTCCATTCTGTATGTGCGTAATCGTTGAGCCATTGCTCTCTGTCGGGTTTGATTGGATTTACAATAGTATCAAATGTTTGATTAGCAACTGGCCATGCTAAACTACTAGGGCCAACAAAAGCAGGAACTCCACCTATAATACTTTGTATTCCTGGATTACTAGTCCAACTTACAACTGCGTGAGCATCTTTAAATGAAAAATCAAAATCATCATATGTGCCTGTAATGTGTATTGGTATTTGCCTGTATACATTTTTAAACTCGTGTTCAATGCCAGGCAATGTACAACGTGGATGTGGTCTAAAGTAAACAGTCATGTCTGTGTGTTTTCTAATTTCGTCAATAACGTTAGAAACCCACGCACTCATAGGAGGCATATCTCTCCATTGATGACTCTTATCATGTTGACCACATACAACAATATGTTTTCCAGTTGTCCAGGGTTTTAGTTCTAATCCGAGTCGTTGAGCCCGACTGCTATCATTACCGCTATTGCCAAAAAAAGCATCTCTATTGATTCCATTTATACCTACCTTCCATGTTGTGCCTCTTTTAATTCCGCCAACTTCTAAAACAATTACAGGTTTATTATTTTGCTGACAATAATCCCAAATTGGTTTATTCTTTGACATACGACCGTTCCACAGAACACTCCAAATAACAGCCACATCAAAATCTTCGTGTTCTGTATGGCCTAATTGTGTTAATCCTGTGCTAAATGCATCAAACACAGGTTGACTGTTTAATGCACCATTCTCTCTGAATAATTTGAACTTCATCTAATACCTACTAAATATACGTATATTATATTTATTAGAGGATAAAATGTCAAGAAAATTTGCGGTAGTCACAACGTTCAATGAAGATGGTATGAACTTGTACGGGCAGAATATGATCGACAGTTTTGAAAAAAATTGGCCCGAAGAAATCGATTTATATGTGTACGCAGAAAACTGTGCACCACTACACACTAAAACTAATATTCATATTAGAAACTTGATGGAGAATCCGGGTATTGTAAAGTTTAAAGCAAAATGGAAAGATGTACCTAAAGCAAATGGTAAAGAAAATCCAAAAGGTAGAGTAGATTCACACAAAGGATTTAAATGGGACGCTATTCGTTTTTGTCATAAAGTTTTTGCAATATTTGATTGTGCAAAAAGTTTAGAAGGATCAGATGTGGATACATTAATTTGGATGGACGCTGATACACTGTGTCATAGTGCAATGCCAATTAATTTTTTAGAAAACTTTGTTCCAGCAAACAAACATATTTGTTATTTTAGTAGAGAACCAAAATGGCCAGAATGCGGGTTTTATTCTATGGCAATTAAAGAAGAAGTTGTTAAACGTTTCTTAAGTAGATTCCAATGGGTTTGGGATCATGCAGAGGAAGGAATTTTTACAATGAAAGAATGGCACGACAGTTTTGTGTTTTATGAAATTGTAAAAGAGTTTAGAAATGTAGAAGGCTTTATGGAACATAGTTTAAGTAATGTTTCAATCCAAGGAGAAGGACACCCTATTATCAACAGTAGTATTGGTGCATACATTGACCATATGAAAGGTAATAGAAAAGTAGATGGAAAATCCTATAATAAAGATCTTAAAGTAGAACGCACTGAGAGTTATTGGAAATGAAAAAACATCTGTTTGTGCCGTGGATGCAATTACTAGACAAGGTGTTTAGTGACAGCGAAGAACTAACAATTTGTGAAATAGGAACACATAGAGGTAAGACAGCAGAACAATTATGTAAGTATGTACTTGATAATCATTCTAGCAAATTACACTATGTTGGCTATGATGCATTTGAACTTGCAGATCAAGATACAGATTTAAAAGAGATTAACGGTAAAGGTCCGGGCGACTATACTTACGCAAACCATTTATTAAAAAGAATATCTAATAAAAGATTTACATACGAACTTGTTAAAGGATGGACACAAGATACCCTAAAAGAAAGCAAGTATGATTTAGTTTACATTGATGGCGGACACAGTTATGAATCTGTAAAACACGATCACGAAAAACTTGAGATGAGTAAAGTTGTTGTGTTTGATGACTATCAAATTCCTGATGTAAAAAGATATGTAGACGAATATATTCATAAACATAAACTTCCACAAGTTGCTTGGGACTTAAATGCAATTAAAGAATTAAAAGACGACACAGTGTACACTTTTATGCCACACAAACAAAAAATGAAAAAAGAATTTAAGTTAGGTCAAAAAGTAGATCACATTCAACCAATTATTTTTAGGACATAATATGATCATTGATGCTTTTCCTTACTTTAACGAAAAAGAGTTGTGTACTATTAGACTTAATTACCTAAGTGATGTAGTAGATAAGTTTATTATTGTAGAAAGTAATCAAACATGGAGATGTCGTCCAAACAAACAAAAGTTTTTAGAAGTTTTAGAATCATTACCGCAAACAATTAAAGATAAAATTGTATATAAATGGGTTGAACATCCTGATGAATATTTAGATAGTGAAGAACACACAAATCTTAAAACAATACAAAATATTACACGTGATCATTTAGTATATGAAGCACGTAAAATAACTGATAAAGCAATTTTCTTTTACAGTGACCTAGATGAAATTTGGGATAAAAGAGGATTGGCAGAAATTAAACGTTTGTTAAAAGCAGGCGAAAAACAAATTGTTTGTGATCAAGATTTAAGAGTTGTATATCTTGATTGGTATGCACGTATGCGTAATTGGCCAGGTACACGAATTACTAATTTAGAAAACCTACCAGAAGAAAAGCCATTAAGCACAGGTGCGTTCAAGTACACAAAAGCAGGTGCTTTTAAAAGACACACTGTAATTAAAAACGGTTGGCATTTTAGTTATTTTGGAAATGATACACAACGTACAGAAAAAATTGCAAACATTAAAAATGCAATGGACTGGGAACGCAAAGCAGGAATGAGTTATGCACAAATCGCCACTAAGGTGCAAACAATACAAGACTGGAATAGAGTGGTTAGAAAAAAGAAAATTCAAGGACGTCAACTGGAAACAGATTTACAAGTAGATTCTTTATTATTAAAAGAATTTTTAAAATATAACTTGTTTAGTCCTTGGTATAAAGATAGATACGGAAAGCACTTACGAGGAGACAAATAATGAAAAAATCAGGCGATTGGTGGATATGTGACGAAGAACAAAATATGATGAAGTATACAGAGGTAGCCATGCGTGGTGATCCTAGTTGGCAAGGAAACTTTCCTTTATACTTAAACAAGTTTGTACCTGAAGATAAACGAGGAGTATTTGTTGACATTGGTGCTAATTATGGATTTATGGCAACTGCTATGTCAAAGTTTTATGACACAGTAGAAGCATTTGAAGTTATTCCTAAAACATTTGATTGTTTAAAATTAAACTGTGAAGGCTATGATAATATTGTATTACATGACTGTGGCTTAGGTGAAACAAATGATAAGATGTATGCTAAACGTAGAAAAAAGACAGCAGGACACAGTCAAATTATTAATGATCCTGAGCAGTTAGAGTTGTATCTAGCAGGTAAACATCCTAAACAACATATGGTAGAAATTGTTGAAATTCCTATTAGAACCCTTGACAGTTTTAATTATGATAGAATTGATTTAATAAAAATTGATGTAGAAGGTTTTGAAGAATTTGTACTTGCTGGTGCAGAAGAAACTATTAAAAGATGTAAACCTGTAGTTGCACTAGAAGTCACACGAAGCAAGAAAACAACTGTACGACGTAGCAGTATTGATACTGTAAAATTAGTTGAAAGTTGGGGGTATAAGTTTGCAGAACAACGTAAAGATGACTTTATGTTGATCCCTAATTAGACGTATTTTTTCATATGGCGCCAACAGTTGCCATTTTTTAGATCGTCTAAGTTCCAATGACTAGCACAAAGTTTCCATAACCACTTTTCTCTATCAGGACGTGTTGGATTTTCAATTTGAGTAAGGTCTGTATTTGCTAACGGTCCTGCTTGACAATAGTTGCGATCAGTCACAAAGATTGGAACACCGTTCATTAGTGACGCAACTGTTGGACTACTATTCTTAACAACCATTGCCCAACACTTATCTAAATCATCTAATAAAGAAACTTTTGTGGTATCGCTTACACGAACACCAAATTCTTTTTCAATTTGTTTTCCGTAATGTAA